CCTTGGTGTTGACGGCAGTCAGATGACCGCTGGGATGAAAAAAGCCCAGGGAGACATGGCCAAGACCGGCAAGTCTGCAAAGGACTTAAACACCAATCTGCGATTTATGCGGGGCGGTATGGGCCAAGTCGGCCATCAAATTCAAGACGTTGCCGTTCAGTTGCAGGGCGGCACCGATGCAATGATTGTTTTTGGCCAACAGGGTTCCCAGATTGCCTCGCTGTTCGGCCCTGGGGGCGCATTGCTTGGTGCGTTGCTCGCTGTTGGTGCTGCTGCCGCCGGTCCTTTATACGACTCTTTCACAGACACTTCCGATGCTATAGCCGACCTTGGTGAAGAGGCGACTAAATTCAATGAAATAACGAAAGAGACGATACCTCTGCTAAAAGAGATAGAGCAGGCAGGTATAGATAAGCAATACAAAGACATTCAAGAAGAGATTGATGCTCTTAACGCAGAATCTAAGCGATACCAGGACGAAATAGACGGAATTAAAAATCGCACTATAGCGGCAATTTCAACCGATTCTAAGCGTGAAAAGCAACTCGCTCGCTTGCAGAGGTTTATAGACGAAAATGCGGCGGCTATAGCAGTAAATGAGGCTAATCAGCGCGAGTTAACAGCCGCCAATGATGAGGAAGTACTGAGCCTTCGTGATTCAAACGCTGCGTTAAGAGAGTCGGTTGAAACCTACGGAATGAACATCGTTGAGATGTCAGTCTACAAGGCAGCTAAAGATGGTGTAATAACCGAGATTGAAAAAGAAACGATAGCCCTAAGCGGCTCCATGCTTGCCTTAGAGCTAGAAACAGAAGCGATGAAGAAGGCTTCACAAGAAGCCGACAAACTTGCGGCGGCCAGGGAGAAAGCGGAAAAGAAGAAGGCCAGGGAGGACGTATCGGCTGGCGCAGCGGCTACATCTTTGTTCAATTCGTTGCTAACAGAGACTGAACAAATACAAGTCGAGCTTGAAAGAAGGCAGCAAATCATAGATGACGCTGTTACTGCCGGTCAATACAACGAAGAACAAGCTCAAGCGCTGAGAACAATGATTGCTGCTGATGCTGCCGCAAAGCGGACCAAGATTGCAGAAGATGAAGCCTCGGCAAATGCAAAGTTAAGAAAGAGCGCGCTACAGGGTCTTGGCGACCAGTTGATGGCTTTAGACGCAAATAACAAGAAAGTTTTCAAGTTGCAAAAGGCTTACAGGATAGCCCAAGCGATTATGGATGCTCATGCTGCTTACGGTAACGCCCTGGCGGCTCCATATCCGCCACCGATACCACAAATCATGGCTGGGGCAGCAATCGCCTTGGGTATGGCTAATGTCGCTCAAATCAAAGCCCAGAGCTTCGAGGGTGGTGGTTTCACCGGCTACGGCGCTCGCGCAGGCGGACTGGACGGAAAGGGTGGTCGAATGGCTATGGTTCACCCCAACGAAACCATTGTAGACCACAGGAAAGGAGGGGCAGCGGGAGTAACAATCGTTAATAATGTAGATGCTAGGGGTGCGGGGGCTGACGTGGACCAGAAGATTAAAACTGCTATGGCTCAGGCTAGTCAGCAGACGATAATGACGATACAAGACCTGAAGAGAAGGGGCAGATTTTAGATGACTACTTTCGCCTTCCCAAGTATCACCCCAACGACCAACACGTTTGAGCTTGTTTCTAACACTCGAACGTTCCAGTCGCCCTTAACTAACGCTGTCCAGACCACCTCTCGCAAAGGTTCGCTTTGGCGAGCCAGCTTGCAGTTTAATAATCTCTCAGGCGATGACCGTCAAGAGATGCAGGCGTTTCTGGTCAAGTTAAACGGTCAGCAGCATCGGTTCACCTTGCATGACCATTCCTTCACTCGAAGGGGTGCGGGTGGCGGCACGCTGGTTGTTAACGGTGGTTCTCAATCGGGTACCAGTCTGGTCTGTGACGGCGCGACTGCTAACGTCTCAAACTACCTGCGAGCCGGTGATTACATCTCTTTTAACAACGAGCTACATATGGTCGTGGCAGATGCCAATAGCGATGCCGGTGGGAACGTCACCCTTTCAATCGCTCCCCCTATTCGCAAGACGCCAGCAGATGACACAATAATTGCTTACACGTCACCAGTGAGCGGGGTCTTCATGTTGGCAGGCCCGGCGTCATGGGATACGCAATTAGGTATAATCTCAAACTTCAATATCGAAGCAGTCGAGGATGTTCTCGCATGAGTAGAGGTTTCCCATCTGCAGTTCTTGATGCCCTGTCTGCACAGCATGTCGTGCTGGTTACATTCACCAAGTTGGAGTTCCCTAGCGGGACTTTGTACCTGCATAACTCAATTGGCACCTATACCTGGGGTGGTCAGGACTGGTTAGGTACTGGTGATCTGGGAGAGATTAGTCAGATTGAAGAAGGTGCTGATGTCAGTCCTTACAAGATAACTCTCTCCCTTAGCGGATTAGACCCAGACATCTCTGCCGCCGCTTTGACTGAGGACTACTACCTCCAGCCTGTAACGGTTTACCTTGGCGTTTTGGATTCTAGTGATGACCTGATTGCTGACCCTACTGTTATCTGGGAAGGTGCTATGGACCAAATGCTTGTCACGGTAGGGGCTTCCGGTGGCGATGTAATTTCACTAACGGCTGAATCAGAGCTTGCCAGATTCAACAAAGCATCGAACCTGAAGTACACCAGCGCCCAATTGCAGAATGACTTTGCAGGAGACTTGGGTTTTGACCTAATGGCTGACATTGAAGGCGCGAAGCTTAGATGGGGAGATGCCGCATCTAACGCGATGATCGGAAGGTTAAGGCCGGGAACCTTTACGGGTGGATTTGACCCCAACAACATCGACCCCAGCGATTTCGGCGAAAACTTTAGATTTTGATGAGAGTCCATACCGCATTAAACAAGTGGAAGCGCCGAGAGTTCAGCTATGGCGATGCCGACTGCTGCCAATTTGCGGCGTTTGTCGTTAAAGAGTTAACTGGAAAAGACTACGCAGAGCGGTTCAAGTATGAATCAGAAGCGCAGGCGGAGTTGCTAGTAGGACGAGAGGGTGAGCTTGTGGACTTTATCGGCAGCATCTTGGGTGATGTCAGTTCTGACATAAAGGACGGCGACCCTTGCATTGTTGATATACCTATAATTGGTCAGGTGTGTGGGATAAAGCTATCAGACAAGGTGGTCTGCCTAACCGAAAAAGGCATGACACAGATTCCAGACCGATACCTAGTAGCAGGATGGAGTTTATAGAATGCCACAAGTTGTTGTAGCTGCTGCTTTAAAAGTTTATTCCGTAGGGTTAGCGACTATTGGAGCAGTTGCTGGGGCGGGTGTGGCGGCAACCGCCTCTACTTTCGCGGTCATGGCTGCTGGCACAGCTACTATTGTTGCGGCTGGTGCGGCGATAAACGCCGCAATAAAAGGCTTGATGCCTGATATCTCCATGCCTCAGTCCGACACTGATAGCACCAGGCAGCACACAGTTCGCGGAACCATTGAACCTCAGAAGATGGTCTATGGGGAGGCTCTGGTATCTGGGCCTATCTTCTTCGTTGGGTTGAGCGGCACTGAAAACCGTGATCTTTACCATGCTATAGCGCTCACTGGCCACGAGGTAGAGGATATAACTGACGTTCACTTTGATAGCAAAGTGATAACAGATGCGCAAATCTCAGGGTTTAACGTAACCGGCGGGGATTATGGCCCCACATCTGATGACCCATTAGTCACCATAACTCAGATTAATCGACGGCTAGGCGCAAGCGACCAGACCTATGACACGCTTCTCCAGCCTTTCGTTGGCTTAAACTGGAGCACAGCACACAGGACTCGTGGAATTGCCACGATCTCAACTAAGTGGACTCTCACCGACTCATCTCAAGAAGTGTGGGATAGGTTAAAGCCTCAGAACGTCAAAGCCTTGGTCAAAGGCAAAAAAGACATATACGACCCTCGACTTGATACGAGTGCGGGGGCCAATCCTACTAATGCAACCTATCAGCAGTGGTCTGACAATCCCGCTCTC